GATTGAGGTGTACCCTTGGATTTGAAGATATCTAAAGAAGCTTTAATTAGCCTTCTTTTATCTGTTTCAGATGTAAAGTCAATACCACTAAGAAACTTTTTGCTAAAGTAAACAAGAAACTCATCTACGGTAGTATCAATATCGCGGTATTCCGACAGTGATCGAGCTCTATAAATGCTCTGACCGGCAATGTTCTTATTAGTGACAGTTGTTGTTACATTTGCTGTATTATTAGCGTATGATGTAGTGGTTGTGCCCTCAGTAAGCGCTGCATTACTTGTAGTATTGGATACGGAAGTAGAAGTAGTAGTGGCGTTAGAAGTAGATACTTCGGTTGTAACTAATGTTAGATTATTAAGTTGAAGCCAATTATAGTACTCTTCTATAAACCGAATAAAGTTTGGACCCTCTTCCTGATAGAAATCAGGTAGATGAGTTTTTACAAACGGAGTTATTATTTTTTCTAATTCTTTCATTCTCTAGCGCTAATCATTTCTACTAAAATATCACTATCTCTTATAGCAAGAATAGTATTTTTTAAAGAGGCAATATCTTTTTCTAATGGAGTAACGTATATCCTAAGAGCCGATCCAAAAAAAGAGGATACGTTAAAGTTGTTAAGATTAATCACTCCAGCGGAGTAATCAACTGAGCCGGCAAGAAGAATTCTTCTATGAGTATCGCTTGTTGAGGAAAAAATGTAAATATTGCCGTCACCATCATCTTCTAATCTACAACTTAAACTACGATAAACAAACTCAGACGATAGCACGCCATGTTGCTCAGATCCTAGATGTCCGTCGGCCAGCTTATTTGTACCATTAATTGCAATACCAAAATCTACTCTATAATTATTAGGAGTGTTAATTATAGGAATTATTTCTTTATATGGTGTAATGTTGGTATCATTACTAATAATACTTGGATTAGAGGAGTCAATAGCATAAAGTAGTTTACTATACTTTAAAGTATTTTTAAATCTGTTTAAGTACGTCGTATTAAATCTACTAATTGCAGATTTTACAATCGTTTCCATGTCCGTTGGCTTAAGAGTAGTGATGCCTACATTGTATTTAACAGTTGAATTAACCGTGCAGTATAAAAATTCTGGATCTACTACTATAGGTTCAATCGAAAGCGGACATTTGGGAGTTAGATAATTAACAAATTTTTGCTTTGTAATTTCTGGTGTGCCGTCGGCATTTACTACATCTACAGCAATAAAAACTTTACCAAATTGCGGGGGGTCTAGTTCTTCGCCCCCGTAGGCAGAAATAGCTTGAATTTCTGGAAAATTTTGTTGTAATAGATTTTCATAGTCTGTTGCAGTAACTGCACGCTCTTGATTTTGATAATGTCTAGTAGCGTTACGTTTAATAGATGCTAGCGATTCGCTAACTGCACCCCCTGATGCTGCAAAAATTGTTGAGATGGGAGTTATGTTTGCTTGATTTTGAACGGGACCATCAATATTAAAAACTGCTGATCCGTTTGGAAGCTCACCGTTGCAAGCTCTATATCGTGCTACAACAACAGACCCTGCTAAAGGCATTCTTCCGCTGATGTTATCACCAAACAAAATTTCGTATTGGTCGTTAGTAGCAGCTTGTAAGAAAAATACATTTGATGTAGGGGTCAGGCCTAGATAAGAATTTGCTTGCCTGTATTCTACAGGTGTAGCACCAGTACCAGAAACTATGCTAACAGTAAGGCTACTAAGATCTACTGTTTGATTAGACAAAACATATTTTATGTCTGAATTAGATGAGTAGACAAACGAATCAGAAGTATACGCACCTTCGTAAATATTTGTGGTAACATAAAACTTACCATCTACTGTATTTGCATTAACAGTAATATTGTCAGCTATTGAAAATGTAAAGTTATTGCTACCAATTCTAGAAGTAAAGGTGGTTCCTTTTGGAACGACGATAGAGCCTAGAGCGGTAGAAGGAGTAATAGTAAACCCTACTCGCGCAATTGCTGACTTAAAAGATTGCGGAATATAATTTAACTCTTTAGCATGTGATACTATACTATCCCTTAAGTTTGCAGTATCTAAAAACATTTCACTAGCTACCATATTAAGGTAGAAATTATTTAAATACGTATTATATGCAAGCAGATCGAGAAAGGCGCTAATATTAGACCCTTCGTAATTATAGTCTCTAAACGGTGAATCAGATCTTTTTAGATAATCTTTAAGATTATTTTTTATATCGGAAAAATCAAGTCCGACAAGATTGATGGAACTATTAGCCATCATCTAGTCCTTTCTAATAGCATTTCTAGGAAAATTGTATCGTTATTATTTATTGTGGAAAAAGCAACAGTTACGCTGTATGCGTTTAGATCGGGCACCCCTGTTACAAGTACCTGCCTTAATTTTGCTCTAGGTTCGTAGTTTTGAATTGCTGTCTCTACAAATGTTTTCAAATTTTGTTCAGTTACAGGAGACATATTCTCAAAAAGAATTGCTCTAATATCACTACCTAAAAGAGGTTTAAACAATCTCTCGCCCCTGTTGGTTAGAAGTATATTGCGAATTGAACGCTTTACAGACTCATCATTAACATGTCTTACCAAATCTTTTTTATTTGGATGTACGTCTAGATTAGAAAATATATCAGAATAAATTATATCGTTATTAAGAGTTCTGTTTTGCGGTCTTGATAATTGTACTTTAGCCATTTAATCTCCTACGAACACATTTGGTGAGCCGCCTGCCGTGGGCGATACAGTGTGAGGGAACGCGTCGGGGGTAGAAGTATCTGGAGTATGATTAACTACTAAAATTCCTTCAGCATAAACTTGTCTGCATGCAGCGATCAAACTACCACCTCCGTGAGTGTTTGGATCACCGTTAACTGAAACTAAAAGTTGATTAGCAAAAACAGTCCCCTGCCCTACCGCTATTGTACTTGCACCACATCCTCTTGGATCAGTATTTCTATGAATTGCTGGCATAATTGTCTTTTATTAGTTTTTTTATTGCCATTGAGATTCTATAGCATCAGCTGGAGCAGCGACCCCGGAGTTAAGATCTATTCTAGGAGCATCAACTGCGTAATTACCGCCAGTTTTTGTATCCATCTTTCCTCCAACGTTTAAATCGTGTACACCGCCCACCTTTCGTGTTACATTACCCCCTACCGTATAATCGTAGTTACCATCTACCTGAAGAGTGTAATTTCCTAAAACGTGTTGATCCCAGTTGCCATCTACCTTAATGTTAACGTTACCGTCAACTTTAATATTAACATCACCTATAACATGAACGTCTTTATTCTGCAATACAACTTCGTAGCTGTTATCTACACATTTATGAACTAGTCTTCCTACTTCATCAATCTCCCAGTATGTTCCCGTTGTATGGAACACATGAATTCTTTCTTTACCTGGAGTATCGTCAACCTCAATAACATGTCCGTTTTCTGTTCTAAGGACCTTGTTCATCGGGTATTTAGTAGCGTAAGCAGAATACGGTTCTCCACGAAACGGTAAGTTAATAGGGTCAAATTCTTTTTTCTCTACAACCTCATTGATCTCTCTAGCTTCTGGAGGTATATCGTTTTCTCCCTGTTGAATAGAAGCTATCGTTCCCATAATAACAGGCTGATTACCGTCGTTTCCGTCAATATAAAATCCTATTACTATAGAATCATTCATAATACCGGTAGGTGATCGACCTATTTTAATATGCCCGGCACTATTAGGAGATCCTAGAATAGTAGCCCAGGGCAGCTCTTCCGTAGCAATTAACGCACGAGACTCTGGATGAATGTTATACATTCTTACTTTAACCCGTCCAAGCATAGAAGGATCACTATCTCTATCTTCTACCTTACCAATAAACCATCTAAAACCTTCAGCACCTAATCCAAATGTACTCATAAATTTAACCCCACCATGTTGCAGTCAAAAGAAACGTCGTGTTTAATATTATCTTTGTTTATATGTATTATGTGTCTTAAACGAGTAATTAAATAATTACCAGTATACACTTTATCATATTGAATATTGTCTGTAAATCCAGCCGCGTCTGGAATATTAAGAGTTA